GTGATGACAGGGCAGGCGCACTGCGGGGCATCGCTCCACGGCTCGCCAGCGACGTACGCAACGGCCTCCATGACGCAGGCGGCGAGCGCCTTGTTCTTTGTGTGTCCGCCGCTTTTCAGGCTGACGGATTCGATTTGCGCCAGGCGGTCTGCCAGTACGGTCGGTGTCGTGTTCGCCAATCTTTCTCTCCAGCGGCTCGTTGTGAGCCAGTGAGAGAAGAATACACGCACTGTGTAGAAAGTCAACGATAAGTTGAGTAAATCCCTAAATTAATTCAGAATGCAACCAAACGGGGCAACAAAAAGCCGCCTCAATGGGCGGCTGAAAGGAGAGCGACGTGAAACTCGATCCGCGCGTGATTCGGGAGGGCATGAACGTGCTGGGAGACGAAATCGACCTGGTTAGCCGGGCGAAGAGTCTTTGGGATGTCTCCGTGGTCACAAGGATTTATACCGCCATGCGTCAAACAGAGCTGGCTCTACAGCAAGGTACTTATCGCGATCCGAACGCTCGGCCAGACGAAGAAGACGGAACTGAATTCGGTACAAATCGAACGACATATGATCCAGGCCCTCGCGCGTGAATTCGAAGTGGGGGCCGTCAGCGAACGATGACCAAGCGACATAGGTTCCGCTCGGCGTGAGGTCCGCTGACCTGTGAAGGATCTTGTTGCGGGCTTCTGCGATCAGCAAGAACTGCCCAAACACCGACAACGCCTCTTCAGCCTCGCTCGGCAGGGTCATTGGGACGACTGATCGCATCAGCTTAACCAGCTCGACGGCTTTGTTCTTGGCCTTGATGACGTCCGCTACGTCATGGGGGATGTTGACGATCCGCGAGAAGCAGGAATGGACGTAGACCTCGACGTGGCCGTACAGGTCCACCATCCGGCCAAGGGCCAGCCGGTAGGCGTCTAATTCAGTTCTGTCGGCCACGGTTCATCCTGCACATCCTCACGTCGCTCCGGGTTTTCCAGTGGTGTTCCTGCGTGGTCAACCACTGCATGTTCTCCCGCCGATCCGGCCCGCCGGCGCAGATAGGGTCCGCATGGTCGATCTGCCAGCCAGGACAGGCCCCACGGCGCAGGCCGGTGCTGGGGCAGGGGTTCTCCCGCTTGAAGGCGGCTATCTCGCTGGCTGATCGTGGCGCGGTGTAGGCTGGAATCGCGAGGGCCAGGCAAAACGCGGCAAGGCTTTGCCGGGCACGCTTAGAGCCGGACATCGCTCTTGGACGGGCCATCCCGGTTGCGCGTAGGCCGCGTCCTTGCGTCTCGTATCGCGGCAGTCGCCCCACGCGTGCTGAACCGAAGAACCCTAAATTCACCGCTTGCAAGGGGGATAGCGAAGCCCACCAAGCCGCCGCTCTCAAATGCCGAAACCGCGGAATCAAACTCGGCAATGATGTTGTAGAGGGAGCCGCCCAGCTTGGTGCAAGTTGTATTGACCATGATTGACCCGACAGACGAGTTAATCAGCATGGGTACCTTTTGGTCCTCGTCACAAGTCGAGTTGGTGCCTATGTAGGCGTGGCAAACGTCATCTTGAATAACACACACGATGCCGATCACGGCAGCGGAGATGCTGGTTTTGGCTATTTGCAGTCCTGCTGGCTGCCTTGTGACAACCCAGTCGCCGTAAGTCTGTGCCATCGCCGCCACGTGCAAAAGGCAGACGAGCACGAACGCCAAAGTCTTTTTCATGCTGACCCCTCCAAAGTCCCGCGATCCGCGCGGAGCGGTACTGCTAATTGATTTAACTCAACAATGACGAAACTACTGGAAGAGCCCTCTAGGCCGCCAATTGATCAACTGGTAAATTTGAGCGGTGCGCATTGGGCTGGGCTTCTTCTGAGTGCGCTTCACCGGGAATTGGATAATTTTCCCGGCCTACTTGCAAAATTCTCAAACTCCTCGATCATTTCGCGCACCTTCCCCTGAATCTCGCCCTTCTGAATCTGATCTAGCCGGTCAAAACGGGCTTGATCGATTCCCGGAAAGGGCCAGCCAGTCGATTCCCACGGCAGCGGCGCAACACCCTCTAGCTGGTCCACGGTGAGGTCCAGGGCCTCGGCTATTTCGCGGTAGCGCTCGGGCGGCACTCGGCGCGTCTTCCAGTTGGAAACGACCTGGGCTGTAACGGCTAAGCGCTCTGCCAGCCATGCCGGTTTTTTGGCTGGCCTCTTGCGTCTTAGCGCCTCCTCTATGACTTCCCACGGGGTCATCGGGAGAATATGGCGGGCGAGTTGCAACATCATGTTGACTTTCTACACACGCGGTGTACGATGTCACAGATGACACAAAAGCACCCCATCGATAGAGCCGCCGACGCGCTGGGCGGAACCGCCAAATTAGCCGCCGCGCTGGGGGTCACGGTCCAAGCCATTAGCAACTGGAAAGAGCGCGGAGTCCCCATCGAGCGCTGCGTTGCCATCGAGCAAGCCACGAACGGCACTGTCACGCGTCGGGAGTTGCGTTCCGACTGGCTGGACATCTGGCCCGAGCTTGAGCGCCGCGACAAGGCCCGCGACTAAGCGCCGATGCCTAACCAACACATTGCCATAGCTAGCGCCTTCAGTAAGCGCGGGCTTTTCCTCGGGGCTTGCTCCGGGGGTTTTCTTCGTCTGGTTCGTCATGCGACGAATCCTCGTTTTTTTGCCCATTTTTGAGACGGCAACAGACCGCAACACGACATGCCATCTATTGCGCCCTCGCAGTTGACGCTCTCATTTGAACCTGCGTTGCCTGACCGCTTCCCCTCTTTGCGCGAGTACATCGCCCATAGGGCAAACATCAACGTCAAACCAGCCAAGGTGATCGCAGCCGACATGGATATGGCCCCATCGATGTTGTCACGCAAGTTGAACCCGAACGAGGGCGACACGCAGCGCTTCAACGTGGACGACTTGGAGAACTACCTCAAGTCCAGCGGCGATGCGGCGGCAGTCATCGAGTACCTGGCTGCGAAGTTCATGGACACGCCAGAAGCGCGCAAGGCCCGTCTGTTGAACAAGCTGGAAGGCATGGTGCCCGATCTGCTGGCGTCCATCGCATCGCTCAAGGAGCAGGCAGCATGAGCCGCACCGGACAGCGCAAGGGAAACAGTCATTGCGACATCGGGCCTTTGAGCGCCAAGAGCAGCACAGCCCGCTATCGCTTCCATGAGCGCTTCGACTTCGCCATCCCGGCGCGCATCACCAATGCCAGTTCTACCGAGCCTTACCGCGCCCCTGCTTGTGACGTTCGCCGGGGTGGAAACGATCGCCAGCAGCACTCAAGCAAGGGGCTCGGATGAACGACGAAAACCGCAATTCCTTCTTGCATAACCAAATGTACGGCATCACCGGATCGGTGCAAGACCTCTATTCAGCCGCGCTGAGGGATGAACATTTTGCCAGCGGCCAGCGAGAGCATTTTGCCCGCGGCCAGCGAGAGCAAATTGAGAAGCAGAAGTATTACGCCGACCTAATGAACGACCCAAAGCGGGCCGTGGCGCAACAAATTCCGAAACCAACCCCCAACCCTGTCCTTTTACTTCTAGGAGAAGACGAATGAAGCTGCGCCCATTTAAAGAAATCATCGCCATGAGCAAGGAAAAGCTCGCTGAATCCTTGGCGCCGATCCGCGCCCGGAAGGTCAAGAGTCAGGCCGAACTGGAAATGGCAAAGCTGGACGACGAATTGATCCGGCTTGAGGCCGACATCCAGGAGCAGTGCGCGAAGGAAGAAATCAACTTCCCAACATTGCTCGACAAGCTGGACAAGGTGGGTCTATTGGAGCGGCGCAAGAAGCAGTACCAGAAGGCATTGAGTGAGCTTTTCCCAGCCTGAAACGACCGCTGCTGTGAACCATCTTTCTGATCCCACGCTACCCGAAGGCGCGGAATTCCCCAGCATTGACTGTAGCGGCGACGAACTCGGCAATGGGGTAACCGATCCTCCCGAGTTGTTGTCGGACGTTTCTGATAGCCCACTCACCGACGAAGCCCGCGAGCAGGCCATCAAACGGGCTGGCAAGGCGATGGAGCGGGCTTACTTCAAGTTCGCCAAGACGGGATGCTTTTCTGACATCGGGGCCGCTCACCACGCTTTCATGCTGATGAAAAAGCTCATTAACGGGCGAAGTGATGAGGCGCGGAGGGTCAGTCATGGCCGATGACAGAAAGTCTCTTTCCAAGAAGATCCGCTTTGATGTTTTCAAGCGAGACGGCTTCAAGTGCATGTATTGCGGAGCACACCCGCCCGCCGTGGTTCTGGAGGCTGACCACATCAAGCCGGTTGCCCTTGGCGGCAAGAACCGGATGGACAACCTCATCACGGCTTGCTTTGCCTGCAACCGGGGAAAGGCTGCGATTAGTTTGGATGCTGTCCCCCAAGCTCTGGCCGACAAGGCTGAGGCCATCAAAGAGCGGGAAGCTCAAATCAAGGGTTACGAAAAGGTCATGTCGGACAAGCGCTTGCGCCTTGACCGCGAAGCATGGGCCATTCTGCACATCCTGTTGCCAGATGCGGAAAGTGCATCGAGGGATTGGCTGAATAGCCTTCGCAGCTTCATCGACAAGCTCGGCTTCCATGATGTTAAGGAGTCAATGGAAATCGCCGTTGCCAAGGGTCGGTATTCCGACGACAAGACCTGGCGCTACTTCTGTGGCATCTGCTGGAACAAGCTGCGCAAAGCGGAGGGAAGCGTTGCGTGAGCTTCGACGCAATTCGCTGGGCTCTCCGGCAGGACGTAGGCAAGTCGCCGACCAAGTTCGTGTTGGTGGCAATGGCTGAATTCGTCAACGCCGAAAGTGTCGTGTGGGTCTGCTGGCCGTCCTATCGCGCCATCGCAGCGGTCACTCTGCAAGATTCAAAGACCGTTGAAGCAGCGGTCTACAAACTTAAAGAACTCGGGTTCATTGTTGACACCGGACAGCGGAAAGGTGAGACCGGCAAGGTCATCGTCTACCGCCTTAATGACCCCAAATCAGGGGCCATTACGCAAGGACCACAAACCGAGAGCGCGAACGGCACGCGGCCGCAGAACAACCCCGGAAACGGGGTTATTGGGCAGTTGGGTAATCCCCCCGAATTTCCGCCTAATCCCCCCAAATTTCCCGAGCAATCCCCCCAAATTTCCGGGGTAATGACCCCAAAAACGGGGTACGGAAGCAGTAATAGAAGCAGTAAAGGAACCAGGAAGGAATCTGGAGAAGGCGCTGCCGCGCCGTCCATTCCTGGCGTTCCCGAATCCCTGTTGGCTGATTGGCTCAAGGTCCGAAAGGACAAGCGCGCAGGACCCGTCACCGACACCGTGACGGCAGGTTTGGTGCGAGAGGCCGAGAAGGCCGGGATACCCGTCGCTGATGCCGTCCGCTACTGCTGCGAAGCCGGATGGCAGAACTTCAACGCTGGGTTTTACGCCAAGCGCGAGGGCAATGCTCAGCCCGCAAACCGACAGACCGCTAAACCCGGCAAGCACGCCGGTTTTGAAAACCTGGACTACCGCGAAGGAGTTAACGCTGATGGCTCACTCAACTGACGATCTGGAACGCACCGTACAGCGGGTTCTTGCTGGAACCACGCCGTCCAACATGCGCGAGCCCTTGGGCGACCGCGACCTGACCTGTGACGAGCACGGGCCATACCTCAGCGCCGGAGTCCGCTACATGGGCAAGCGCGAAGTCTGGACGCCTTGCCCGAGCTGCGAGGACGCCCGCCTGGCTGCTGAACGCCAAGCCGAGGCGCAGCGCAAAGCCGAACAGGCCCGCCAGCACTTGCAAGCGCTGATTGGGGAGGCCGCTATCCCGGCACGGTTCATCGGGCGCACCCTGGACAACTTCCACGCCAGCACCGATGCCCAGCGGGCCGCGCTGAAAATATGCCGCGAGTTTGCCGAGAACTTCGAGACGCATTCCCGGCGCGGGTCCACCCTGATCCTGTCGGGCCTTCCAGGAACAGGCAAGAGCCACCTTGCTTCGGCGGTCCTGCAAGCCTTGATGCCGAGGCACTGCGGGCTCTACACCACCTGCATGAACGTCATCCGGGCGGTGCGTGGTACTTGGCGCAAGGATTCAGAGCGCAGCGAAACCGAGATCCTGAACGCCTACGCAGACGTTCCCCTGCTGGTGCTGGATGAAATCGGGGTTCAGTACGGCACGGACGGGGAGCAAACCATCCTGTTCGATGTTCTGGATCGGCGCTATCGGGAAATGAAGCCGTCCATCTTCCTGACGAACCAGAACCAGAAGGGGTTTACGGAGTTTGTCGGAGAACGGACCTTTGACCGGCTGCGGGAAACGTCCACTTGGGTTGCATTTGATTGGCCCAGCTTCCGCCCGCAAGCCCGCAAGGAGGCCGCATGAACACCCCGCAGATGTCCCGAGCGGTTGCTAACGAAATCCTGGCCTTGTGGAAGGTGGGCGCAGCTCATTACCCCGCTGCCGTCATCAGCATGGCCCTTTACGTCACTGGCGACCTGGAGGGCGCGTGAGCACATGCCTGACATGCACTCACTGGAAACCGAAGGACAGCGGATCTATGGCGAAGCAGGGATTCGCAACGTGCGGGAAAGGACAGCGTTTCGTCTACCTCTCACCGCACAGCACCTGTCCGAAACACCAGCCGACCACTCAGGAAGCAATCGACGCAAGAAAGAAATGGTTCAAAGCATGACGAATCTCGAACAGCAAATTGAACAGATGGAAGCCATGTCCTTCCAACATTACCCGAACGACGAATCAGCCCGTCAGGCTTACCTCGTCACCCTCTTGCTTGAGCGGCTGAGAACCTATCACGCCAAGTTTGTACCGCTGGAGGTGCGCGAATCATGAAAACGCTATCAGCACTGATTCTCGCGGCACTGCTTTGCGGGTGTACCAGCCGCACAGAGTTCGGCGAATGCGTCGGCGTTGGAGGCGATAAACGCCACGACCTCTCCTACAAGGCGAGCGGCTGGAATGTCTTTTTGGCAGTGCTCTTTTTCGAGACTATCGCGGTCCCGGTCGTAGTGGCTGTCGATCAGCTCTATTGCCCGGTCGGCAAGAAGGAGGTAGCCAATGCTTCCCGCTAACGAACACCGCTGCGTCGGTCATGGCGCAGGACCGTCGGGCCATCAGATCCGCCTCGATTGCGTCAACTGCCAGCGCAGGACAGAACCGAGGGCCGAGGCATTGGTGTTCACTGAACCGCCCAAGGCTTTCCCGTGCCCTTACAGAATTGCGGCGGTGACGGAATGATGCCCATTACCGCAGACGACGAGTACAACTACCCGCTGCACATGACGGGCACGGCTACCACGCTGCCAGCAGAGCCGCAGGACGATGTGGTTCAACGCCTTCACGCGGTGGTGATGGAGGTCACTGGCAAGGCGGTTCCTCAGCAAGAAAAGCCACGGATTGGGTTTCTGCCATGACCATCTCCATCTACATGCTCCGTCACCCAGAAGCAAGACGCAGGGCCGTTGATGCGGTAGGGATGGCACCGGAGGGCTATTGCGTCACTGTGACCGAGCCAAAGAGAAGCCTCGAACAGAACGCCGCCCAGTGGCCGATCCTGCAAGCCTTCAGCGAACAGCTCGTGTGGCCCGTCAACGGCCAGATGATCAACCTTGCCCCAGACGAATGGAAGGCGATCCTGTCAGCCGCTTTCCACCGGGAAACGGCGCGCATTGCGATGGGCCTGGATGGGGGCGTGGTGATGCTGGGCCAGAGAACGAGCAAGTTCAGCAAGGCGCAGTTCAGCGAATGGCTTGAATTTCTCCATGCAACGGCGGCTGACCGTGGCGTGGTGGTTTATGCGGAAGATGCTGCGTAGCTCCCAAAACCCCCGTTGCAAGCACTGTAAGGCCCGCACGGAGCAGCCTGGAAGGCTCTTGCACGAGGACTGCATTGAGCCATGGCTGAAGGTCCAGACAGCCAAGAAGCAAGCCAAAGAGCAGGCAAAGCGCAGGGCAGAGGCAAAGGGAGAGAGGGCAGAGACAAAGAGGCGCAGGCGGGCGCTGGAGACGATTCCCGAATTAATCAAAGTCGCGCAAAGGGCATTCAATGCATATATCCGGCAAAGGGATCGCAATGCTGGTCATCCTTGCATCTCTAGCGGGAAGCCGCTGGATTGGTCAGGGAACGCAGTCGATGCAGGCCACTACCGGAGTGTCGGCGCAGCTCCGCACTTGCGATTCAACGAAAACAACGTACACGCCCAATCAAAGCACGACAACCAGTGGCGGGCTGGGAATGCCGTCGATTACCGAATCGGCCT